GACCACTACCGCGAAGAGTTGGACCTCGCAATGATCGAGGCAAACTCCAAAGTCGCGGGCAACCTGCTCCTGATGGCGACCGGCCCGCGCGACCTGAAGACCACGGTGACCGCTGCGATCTGGTGGACCAAGGCCAAGATGGGATGGAAGGACACGTCACGGATCGAGAACACCGGACCCGACGGCGGCCCGCTGCAGGTTGAGCATCAGGTCGTCGTTGTTCTGCCGAGCAATGACCGAGATCCGATCATTGACGTGGATGCCAGCGACATCAGAGACGATGCCCCCGAGCTACCGGCGCCAGACCAGGACGACGAATCGGACGAGGAATGACTATGGCCCCTAGCATCGAAAGAATAGCCCCCCAGCCCGGACCCCAGAGCCGCTTCTTGGCCACGATGGCCGATTTAGCGGTGTACGGCGGTTCGGCTGGGGGGGGTTAGGAAAGTCCTTCGCGCTTCTCCTAGAACCTCTGCGTCACGTCACCACAAATCCGCGGTTTGCGGCGGTCTTCTTTCGGCGAACGACGACACAGATTACGAACCCAGGCGGCCTTTGGGATGCAGCGAGCCGGATCTATCCACTGATTGGAGGCGTTCCCAAACTCGGCTCCCTAGAATGGCAATGGCCGAAGGGCGGCAAGGTAAAGTTCGCTCATCTCGAACATGAACAGTCGAAGTTGAACCATCAAGGTGGAGAATATCCGCTTCTTTCGTTTGACGAATTGACTCATTTCTCGGAAAGTCAGTTCTGGTATCTTCTAAGTAGAAACCGCTCTATGTCTGGTATAAAGGCATACGTAAGAGCGACATGCAACCCTGACGCCGACTCTTGGGTCGCCAAGTTCATTTCCTGGTGGATCGACGAAGCTACCGGCTTCCCCATCCCGGAGCGAGCCGGCGTCCTACGTTGGGTGCTTCGGATCAACGACACCCTGTTCTGGGCAGACAGCAAGCAGGAGTTGATCGACAAATTCCGCGGAGAAGTGCCCGACGAAGCACTGCTTCCCAAGTCCGTCACCTTCATCCCCGCCAAGCTGACCGACAATAAAGCGCTCATGAGGGCCGATCCTGGCTACATGAGCAATTTGTTGTCTCTACCGACTGTGGAGCGAGAGCGCCTACTCGGCGGCAACTGGCGCATCCGCCCATCCGCCGGCCTCTACTTCCAGAGAAAGTGGCTGCGGAAGATCGATGCCGCGCCGCCCGGCACCACATGGGCCAGAGGTTGGGACCTCGCCGGGACGCCGAAAATCGAGACGAACGATCCGGACTTCACCGAATCGGTGCTGATCGGCCGTATGCCAGATGGCGGCTTCGTCGTAGCCGACCATACGTGGATGCGAGGGTCACCGGACGCCGTTCGTAAAGCTGTGCTCAGAATCGCGGAGCAGGACAAGCGTCTGGGCTACAACCCGGTGATCAGCATCCCACAGGACCCAGCGCAGTCTGGAAAGGCACAGGCGGCGGATTACGTAAAGCTGCTTCTAGGGCACAATGTCCGGACTTCTATCGAGGCTCGATCAGCAACCGCTTCGGCCGTCGCTCCTTCCGCCAAGGCCGCGAAAATAGGGCGGTTCAGCCCGTTCAGTGCCCAATGCGAAGGCGGCAACGTTTTTTTTACCGAAGGAGATTGGAATACCTGTTGGTTCGATAGATTGGAAAGTTTTCCGGAGGCGTCGAAGGATGATACCGCCGACGCAACGAGCCGGGCGTTCGGCGTGTTCCTCCAGACTCTAAAGGGGGAAGCACAACTCGCTCTCGCCAAGCGACAGTTGGCGGGGGTCAAGAAGAACGACGTTGAACCCGTCAGGCCAGTCTACGCCATCGGCAGCGTCCAGCACGCCGAGGAGCAGGCAAGGCTCGCGGCCGAAGAAGCAGCCAAAACGACGGACAAGCCCAAAGCGGCGTAACGCACCCCCCTAGACCCAGGAGCCGCCAATGCCACCGCCTGGCGGCATCAGGACCAGCCTCAGTTTTAAGCTGCAGGGCGGCGGTCCTGTCAGCACATACATGATGGACCGAGCGTTCCAGCCGTCCAACGCGCTTTACTCGCCCGGGACGCCACTCTCGCCGGTCGAGCCACAGCCGATTCGTGCCTATCAGTTCGAACCGGGCACGAACCTCAACTTCACGCCCAGAGCCTACGATCCGATTGGCTTTCCGCAGCTCAGGGCGTTTGCAAATGTTGAGCTGGTGCGCCTGGCGATCGAGACCCGCAAGGATCAGGTCGAACGGATGGACTGGTCCATAAAGGTCCGCGACGCTCGCAATAAGCGGCTGGATTCCGACGAGCGCATTCGACGTATGACGCGATTTTGGTCGAAGCCAGACGGCGAGACCGACTTTGCCTCGTGGTTGCGGGAGTCGATGGAGGATCTCCTCGCTCTTGATGCGCCCGCGTTCGAGAAGCGGCGGAACCGCGGCGGCAAGCTGATTGGACTGGACATCGTTTCTGGCGACAGCATCAAGCTGCTGATTGACCAGACCGGCCGGCGCCCGCATGCGCCGATACCCGCCTATCAGCAGATCATGTATGGCCGGCCTTGGATCAATCTCACGACTAACGACTTGCTCTACATCCCGCGCAACAAGCGTCCCCACAAGATGTATGGCTACGGGCCCGTCGAGCAGGTCATCGTCACGATCCATACGGCCCTGCAGCGGCAGACGTCGCAGCTCTTCCATTTCGGGCTGGGCAACGTTCCGGCCGGCATCATCACTGGCCCCGAGGGCTGGTCGCCAGACCAGCTCCAGGCATACCAGGATTGGTTTGATGCCAGGCTGAGCGGCAACCTTGGCGAAAAGCAAAAGGTCATCTGGGCGCCGTTCGGGTCCAAGTATCAGGCCTTCAAGGAGGCGCCACTCAAAGACGAGTTTGATGAGTGGCTTGCTCGCGTCATCTGTTACTGCTTCTCACTACCTCCGACAGCATTCATCAAGTCGATGAATCGAGCCACGGCCGAGGCAGCCGATTCCACAGCGTTGGAAGAGGGCAGAGAGCCTTTCCTACGCTGGTGGAAGCGTGCCGCCGACAACATCATGGCGGACGAGCTCGACTGCCCAGACCTGGAATGGTCCTGGGGAGTCGCTGATGACATCGACCCTCTGACGCAAGCCCAGATCGATGACGTACGGCTCCGTAATGGCTCTCTTAATGTCAATGAGGTTCGTGATCGATATGGCGAGCCTCCGGTTGAGGGTGGCGACGAGAATCGCATCTATCTGGCTACGGGCGCGGTGTCGCTGGTAGGCAACCAAGAGGCCGAGGATACCCGCCAGGATACCGCCGAGACCCAGCTCGACATCCTCCAGCACCCACCGCCTGCGGCGGCGCCGGCAAAAAAGCCGACCGCCAAACCCGCCGGCTCCAAGCCTGCCGCAGCCAAGCCGGTGCAATACGCGACTGGCCAGAGCCGGGGCGCATCGGCGGGTACTGGCAGGCCGAAGAAATCCATGGCCGGACGCAGCAAGGAGCCCGGTAAAACATGACGGATTTTCCCGTCTACCTCTTCGATGGCTGGCGATTTGACACCGGCCGCCGCGAGTTGCGCGACCCGCGTGGGCGCGAAATTCTGCTGACGGGCGCTGAAATTCGCATTTTGGATGCGCTTTGCCGCAATGCCAGACGTCCGGTCTCGAGAATGGACGCTCTTCCAAAGCCAAATGGCCGTCCGATCCCCGTCATGGGCCGATCCGTCGATGTGCAGGTCACCCGGCTCCGAAGCAAAATCGAGCAGGACCCGAAGCATCCACGTCTGATCAAGACGATACGGTACGAGGGGTACGTCCTCGTCGCCGCGGTGGAAGTCGAGCGGACGACAACGATAGGCACTCCGCCCATGGCCAGCCAGGAATCTGACTGAGTCTCCACTCTCGCAAAACAGGACGAACCAACATGGCGACTGCTGTGCGCGCTCGCACGTACCGGATGTTCCCGCCTGCCGGCACCGCGACTTTTACCACTGAGCGCGGCCAAGTGCTCAATGGCACCACGAACGGCTACCTGGATGTGGTCACGCAGGACGCTGATGCACTGGAGCATGCCGGTTGGACCCGCGTTTGCGAGATAGGGCCCACGGCGAGCCGCCCGACACTGGGCCCTGCGTCTGATCTGGGAGGCAAGACAGTCACCCTCAAGGGTGGCTACACGTACTTCGATACCACCCTCACGAAGACCATCTTCTGGAGCGCATCGAAGAAGATTTGGGTCGATCAGACACACTCGGCAGTTTGACCGACCGTCGCGGAGAGGGGAGCAGAACTAGCCCACCTGGACGAGACTATCTTGTGGCAGAGATCAGGATTCGCGATTACATTCCGACCATCAGGCGGGACGCCCGGTGTTACCAGCACCAAAGCGCCCCTGGCCACCAACGGATGGATTGGATCAGTCGATGGTTGAGAAGACAGTGCGCCCTGGCGGGGTGTACCGCATCACAAATATGCAGAATGGCAAGATCTACATTGGATCGGCAGTTCGCTTCGATAAGCGATGGTACGAGCATCGGCGACTCATGATCGCTGGACGGCACAAGAACCGGCATCTGCAAGCTGCGTGGGACAAATACGGGGCAGGCGCCTTTGTGTTCGAAACACTTGAGGTATTGGGGTTGCTCGGCACCAAAGCTGAAGTAAAGGCGGCGCTCATCGCCGCGGAGCAGCGCCACATCGACGTATTGAATGCCTGCGATAGTGCGATCGGCTATAATATTAACGTCGTGGCC